GCGTTGGGGAAAAAATGCGCCTCACCGATGTTGGAGGTTTGACGTTTGCTCAAGCATCAACGATTTTGTGTACCTCAGCAACTATGACGTTGGGATCATCGGGACAACAGATTGATGTAGCCAACGGCAGCGTCAAGCTCACTATGGGGACAGCGTCGACATTTGGCACTACGCAGCCGACCAACGCTATCGTGCTGCGCGACGGCACTGCTCCTGCGGGTGCTATTACTAATGCGAGCGGGATATTCTCTGCATCTGGAGTTCTGAAAAAAATTGTCGCTGACGGCACCGTCAGCAATGTGGGGTAAGTAGGATGCAAGCGTTTCAAGAACTTCTGCAACAACCTGTTGCTACAACGTGGTGGCAGCATGGCGATGATCTATGTGATTGTACATTTCACAACATACAGGACTGGACAAATCCCTACCTAGGACAGACCCTTCGTATCCGCATGTGCTGTCTGTTAAGAGACCTTGCGACAATGTTCCCCCAGTATTTCGAAGCGGTTGATGCTTATTTCGACCATAACCGCCAACAACACATTTTCAGCGTTCAGCCCTGGGATAGCGAGGAGCATGATATGCCCCGATATCTATGGTATCGCCAAGTCGCTATCCAAACCGGCGAACCCCTGGCAGTGGTCAGAGCAAGGCTAAAGGATCAAACGCCTCCTTCACGAGTAGCCACCGGCACCGGACGGGAAACGAGAATTCGAACTGAGAGGGGACGCAATGACTATTGAGAATAACGAGTGGACAAGGGTGAGGAAGGTGAAGACCGTAAACGCAGATGAAAGCGTCACAGTCAGTTACGAATTGACGGTTGAATGTGAAGTAGTGGACGCTGCTACGTCACGGAGAGCTACTTCGGTCAGGATTGTGGCATTACCGTTGGCCGATTTTTCTGCTTCTGCCATTGCTGCGCTGGACACTGCGGCTGCCCGATAAGCCATGAAGGTGCTGAAATGAGAGGAGACCATTGAAGTACATAAGATATCACCCAGATTTTTTAGGTGTCGAAGGTTTTCCTATTCGGATTGTAGACCCTGATGCTCGTAAGCAGCGGGAATCTTTAGAAGAAGCCAGAGCTGCTCAATGGCCTCTTGGTGCGAACGTCTACAGCAAAGCCATGATTGAAGAAGCTACCTTCGCTCAAGTTGTAATGTTTCTGATTAATGATGGCTATGGTCATGATATCGATGATAAAGGTAGGCCAAAGCGGATAGAGGGAGCTAGTGGTATGGTATCAGCGGCTTCAGTCATCCGTGCCTTCCAATACACCTTAGCTAATCAGTTGGATTGGGTTGCTCTGGAACAGACCGACTATGACTGGATTGTAGAATGGACAGATAGCCAAGGGCCATTTGCTCTGAGGATGGATATGGCCCTGATTAAAGAACGGTTGCAAGATATCTGCCGAACACCAGATGGCAAGGAAGCCAATCCTCATGATTTGCTATCTAGCATAATTGTCCCAGGATCGAATGGTCATGAACAATCAACGAAAACCCAATCGATCCCCACAGGAGTATTTGTTGGAACGTCCTCCGAATCACAAGATGATAACCAGATCAGTTACCAAAGCAGCACCGGACAAGAAATTACTGACAGGAGATGAACAAGCGGCTATGCTGCGTGATCGATATGGATTATTGCCCTGGAAGGTTGGACCCCATAGAACCAGGAAAGAAATCGAACTTGATGAAAAAGCCTGGGAGGACAACCTGTAGGTGAATTTATACGCCACATTAGATCAAATCAAGGAGAACCTGAGCATCGCTGCCGCTACCACCACGTGGGATGCTCAGCTTCTTCGCCGTCTTGAGGCAGCTAGCCGAGAAGTTGACAGTTATTGTGGAAGACATTTCTACGTTCTTACCGACACCAAGTATTTTGACATTCCTCTGGAGCGTTTCAACAATACCCGCCAACGTCAGGAATTCAGTTTACAGCCCATCATTCGTGACGATACTCGCACTCTGTGGGTGCCGGATATCCTAAGCGTCACCACGATCAAGATGGACTCTAACCAGGATGCAACATACGAAGACACCCTGGCAGCAACTGATTACATTCTTTGGCCCTTTGAAAGTTCCAGGTTCCCTAAACGCGGTGTTCAGATGGATGAACGGCAAGGGGACTATGCTACATTTTCATCTGGTCAGCGTGTCATTGAGATTGCTGCATTGTGGGGTTATGGAACAGGTAGGTCTGCGACGCCTTATAATGATGCCGGAACAGATGTCAATGAAGTTTTTAATTCAACCGATACTACTCTGACTGTTGATGCTGGAACACAGTTTGAAGTCGGTCAAACAATCCTTATTGAGTCCGAACAGCTTTGGATTTCGGCCATTTCTACCCACAATCTCACCGTTGAGCGTGGTGTCAATGGGACGACCGCAGCATCTCACGCAAATAACAGTGATATCTATATCTACGAATATCCGTACCCCGTGCAGGAAGCTGTGCTACGCATGACGGAGCTTGCTTATAGCCGAGTTGGTAAAGGCATGGCCGCAGAGCGACTTGGTGATTATAGCTACACCAAAGGCAGCGTGAAGGAAGAATATGAAACGATCTGGGATTCCTTGGTCCCTTATGGAATCCCAGTATTATGAAAATCGTGCGTATCCACATTCCCGAAGATGAACTTGAAGCGATGCAATGGGTTTACTGTGAACGGTGCCACCGGAAGCTAGAGCGACTATATCTAGAACTTAAATCGTCCGTTGAGATTCAGTGCAAGTGCAGTCATCTCAATCAATTCGGTGTTGACCAGGAACAAGTAGCACTTCTTCCGGATGGCATAGGTGGTTGGATTAAACAGCTAGCTTCTACGACAATCGAATAAAGCACCCTAGAGACCCAAGAGGTTCGATGAACGCCTAGAGCGTCGGTGTAGTCAATATGACTTCCCTGGCGTTTGTGTCCAGGGAGTTTTGCATTAAATCGGAGGACGATACATGACAACACCATCTGACGATATATCACCACCACCACAACCACCTTCTCCACCAGCACAACCAACAGGGCGAGGGTTACCAGATACCATTTCAGGCACCACAATTTTGGTTGCCCTCGTCGCCGTCCCCGTGGTCTGGATGTGGCTCATCCTGCTTTTGATGATCAGCTTAAGGATTCTCGGAGACATATCCCTCCTGGATAACGTGGAGGGACTCATGATACCTGTAGCGGCCCTAAACCTGCCTGTTGGAGCAGTCCTCGGAGAACTTTTCCGCCGGTGGGTGAGTGAGGGCGGTGTAAAGGATACTAACGCAGCCACTGGCGTTAATGGAGGTGGCAAGTGAAGTTCCGCATCCGCATGTTAGACCGTCAAGCTTATCGTTACTCGATGCCCACAATGGCTACGGGGCATAGCAACCCCATGATCTGGGTAGGCATGGCTCTGGTGATAGCATTCGGTGTTACCGTGGGCCTCATTCTGCTGTTTGCCAATGGCAAAACCTGGGCATCGATCCCCGATCCTGGTATCTACGATCTACGAGAGTCACCCAGATCACTGGTCAGCAATTCCGATCTAGCAGAACTCCCCGAAACCCGCAGCTTCGACCTGACCATTGATGGACAGCGGTTCGGCACCATCAACCTATCCGAGTTGGATGTTGGTGTAGCTAGTGGCGTAGTCAATGTGTTTGAGATTAGTGGCACTGGCGACACTCTGATTGAGACCATGACAGTAGATGGACTGCGTTGTGGAAAACTCACGGTTAGCGATGCGACCGTCCATGATCTCATTTATGAGGACAACCAAGCCGACGGAAATAGCTTCGCCTTGACCGTAGGCACTCCGAGCAACGTGTCGGTAGCATCCAGCCGAGGCAATACCAACCTCACTGCAACCAATGAGACGTACGATAAAATCATTCTTCGGGGCGGCACCTCGGGTGCAGTCATCAAGACGCTCACAGTAACGAATGTACGCACCTTTGGCGGGGATTGCGTGATCAGTGACCTCAACGTAGGCACGATGACGCTAAAGAACATGGTGATCGGGACAGGAGACGGCCTAGCTACGGCGGATTTCCTGTTTAGTAGTTTGACAGTCAAAAACAGCACTGGCGACAACAACATTGAGATCGAAACGACGGTGAAGTAATCATGATCGGCAAGGTACGGCCGCAGATATTCCTCGCCATAATAGTGCTTGGTGGACTTGCAGTGGTAGGCATTACCGAGGGGATGCCTGAGATAGCCACCGGTACCATCGGAGGGGTTATCGCATTGGGGATGAAGGTATTGGAGAATGAATAGCCAATGACTCCCTGGGATGATGTTCAGCGCATGTTGGGACGAATAGAGGTTAGCCAAGATAACCTTTTAGAGCGCATCCAGGCTATGGAAGCCAGAGTAGAAATACTCTATGAACGCGGAAACAAAACACGGCAGAAGGTGATGGCCGGTGGTGGTCTGATCGGCACTGGGGCTATTTCTATGGAAGTTCTGTCCCGATGGTTGTTATGGTGAGGAGTAAAAAACATGATTAATAAATTAGTGGAACGACTAGTGGAAACAATCTTACGGTTAGTTCCAGGGCAAGGTTTTACACAGCTGCGAGATACTATCCGTTATGCCCGGGCTAGAATCGAAGATGGAACCATAGACGATCCGAAACAGCTTGAGGCACTAGGCCATATGTCAGTCAATGCCATTGTTTCGATATTGCAATACCGATTAGTTGAGCCAGTACTAAAAGCTGATGTAGCGAAGCAATCGAAAGCGAAGCCGTAGTACATGTTTACAGGACTCCTAGATACCACATTTACCATTCAGAACCGGACGTTAAGTGCCGATGGATACGGTGGGCGAAGCAGTAGCTATGCCAACGGTAACACCTTTCAAGGCCGGTTATCCGAAATCAGTGGTCGCACCACTGAAGCCATACGGCTCAACAGAGAAGATAACCTGAGGACATACGTTATCTATGCCAATCATGATGTGGCGGTTGATGAAACAAAGAGGGTCACAATGGATAGTGGATCGCGTGTCTTTGAGGTTGTAGGAGTGCGGAAGCCTTCGAATTTGGCTTTTGGTATTGGTCACCTAGAAATTTCAGTAGGTGAGAAAAACGCATAATGATTAGTGTCAGTTTTCGCAGCGAACTTGATGACCGGAAGCTACAGAAATTAATAGATACGGTCCATCCGGAGTTAAAGAAAATTGTGCGGCGCAACCTATTTAGGGTTGAAGCTGAGGCTAAAAAGAGGTCTCCTGTCGATACTGGTAGAAACCGTGCAGCGATTCACACTGAATTAGATACAATGGGAATCGGTGGTCAGGTTAACACCGGCACCGATTACGCCCATTTCCTTGAACTCGGCACTCGCAACATGCCAGCCCGTCCTTACATGGTGCCAGCTCTCCTGTCTGTCAAGCCGCGATTTCATGATGAGATTGAGGAGCTTTTCACCAGTGTCGACTGACAATATAGTGCAGGCTTGCGATAAGGGCCTTTTCACAGCCTTAAATGTATCTGCTGTTACTAGTCTTGCAACAGGTGGAGTGCATAACTGGATAGCACCGGAAGAGACTGCACCACCATTCGTGGTCTTTAACTTCGTTGACAATGTGGATTCCTCTCGATCCTTCAGTCCTACCGAGAAATACCACACAGTTCGTTACCTTGTGAAGGCTGTTACGGATGATGGATGGCCTAAACCAGGCCAGGATATCCAGAGCCAGATTATCAATCTTCTGGATCGCGCTACTTTGAGCATTGAAAATCATACTTTCCTTTATTGCGAGAAAGTGCGGGATGTGATCTTCTCTGAACACGTTGGACGTGAACGCTGGTTCCACGTAGGAGCATTCTATGATATCTGGGCTGATGAGCCGTAGGAGTATAACTATGAATGCTCAGGATGCAGCTGATCGCCTGGAACAGCTGAGCAAGCAAGGAGAAGTTCAACGTCAGACCTTGGGTACATATCCTAGTATTGTGTTAAAGGCATTGAAAAAGTTCCGGCTTATGAATGGGCCTTCTAGTTCTAGCACATTCTTGATAATTTCGCATGGTGATGTATTCAGCCTAGACGGTGACGAACCACTAACTGAGAAGGAATTGATCGATGGAGGATTCGCAGAACGAATTAGCTGAAGAATGGTTGATTGCACTTGTTCGTCTAAACATACTGAATGCTCCAGGTTCTATTCCGAGTTCTACCAAGGTTGAGGCAGGGCAAAGGTTCCAACTGGATGGCGATGAAAGTGTTAATGCTGAAAGACTTTTTAGCACCGGAGCCATTGCAGTCTATGATGGGTCTCCAGAACAAAAAGCCTTACTGGTGCGGAGTGCTGCTGCGATAAAAAAGAAACGAGACAACCCGCTCAGACGTAAGAAAAATGAACGGTCGCGAGGTACATAATTATGGCTAGAATCCATGCTAAATCAGTTGCCCATTATGTAGATGAATTTGATTTTTCTGGTGTATCCAATGTTTGTACAATTGACGTAACCAATGCGTTAGTTGACATCACTGCATTTGCTGATACTGATATGACCTACCTGGAAGGCAAGCCAGGATTCACAGCCAGCATAGGTGGTCTACTTGACCCCGCCTCTGGTGGCTATGATATTGAAATGTTTGCTGACCTTACGACAGTAGACCGCCAATTGGGAATTTATCAAGATACAGTAGCTGGTTCCTTCGGATATGAAGGTTTGACTAATCCAGGCGATCAAGCCAGGGCATCCACGATTGGTGAAGCGATCACTCTTGATGTTAACTGGCGGGGTGATAATGCCTTAAACCGATCCATCATCCTCTATACTGCTACAGCTATTTCGTCCACTGCTACTGGCACCAAGTACCAACAGGGAGCGATCGGTGCCAGTCAACGTGGTGTTGCAGTCCTGCGATTGCTAGCTGCTCCATCAGGATCAGGAAGCAATGATCTGGTGGTTACCATAGAGAGTGATGCTAATGCTTCAGCAGGCGGTGAAACTACCAGGGCTACCTTTACCACTCTCAATCAGACCAGTACAGCCACCTATGAAGTCCAAGAAATTACAGCTACGGTCACTGATACATATTGGAGGGCGGTGGCCACTGTGTCTGGTGGTGGTAGTAGGGCGTTTAGCATTGTGATAGCTTTCGGCGTTCGAGAATATAATGACTGACGACATGGTTGATCCGGATCATTAGATTAAATGTGGAGGTGAAGAGTGGCGAGGACGCACGGCAAAGACTTGAATTTCAGCTTCAACGCAGTGGCTATTGAAGATGAACTCGATACGGCGACAATCAACTTCGCGGTTGCTGAAGCCGACATTACGGCTTTTGCAGATATATATCAAAACTTTCTGGCTGGCAAGAAAAACGTCACGATTGATATTGGAGGTTCTCTTGATCCAGCAGCCAGCCAGGGTGTCAATACTCTATTTGATGCCGTGGGTGGTGGAGTAGTTGCAACCGTTTTAGACCCTACTGGTTCTGGGCCGGATACCAATGATCCGGAGTATCAATGTGCAGCATCAGCCCCAACCGGTTCTCTGGTAGCGTCTCTTTCGATTTCTTTTCCTGTCGGGGATAAAGCCAGTTATTCGGCTTCTATCCAAAATTCCGGTGCAACTACCAGGGTAGTGTCGTAATAGCCCTAGAATCCAATTTAAGCCCTCAGAGGGCAAATTATGGAGGTGCATAATGGCAAGAACTCATGGTAAAGATGCGGATTTCTCTTTTGATTCAGTGGCGTTAGAAGATGAACTTAGTTCCGCTACGGTCAACTTCAGTGTTCCGGAAGCAGATATCACAGCCTTTGCGGATTCGTGGCAGAACTTCCTAGCTGGCAAACCTACAGCTACGATGGATGCAGACGGTGCTTGGGACCCTGCATCGTCCCAGGGCGATGCAACGATCTTCGGTGAGTTGGGTTTGGAAGGCGAAGAATGGGACTTCGAGCCGGATGGCTCCACAGGGTATAACGGTTTCGCTATCGTAACCAGCTATTCAATCACAGCCTCGGTAAACGACGCTATCAAGTATTCGCTCAGTTTGCGGCACAATGGTGGCTCCGCTGCTGCTGATGGAGCCGCACCGACCAGAGCTTAAATAAAGACTAAATAACAGAACTAAGTAAAGGAGACCCAATGCAGCAAGAACATCAAAGTCAAGTGCCAGCGGTTGTGGTGGATAGCGAGATCGTCCCACCACAACCTAACTGGAAAATCCCTCCAATATGTCGTAAATCGGATGATTGCACTATCAGCATCGGGAGGATCATTGCAGATGGTGCGATTGTTAAGGAAGGCCAGTTATCCTATGTACACATCGGCGAATGGATCAAATATATTCCCGTGATAACCGTTGGGGAATCGATTATGCTGAGTAGGCTTCAAGGTATGAGTGGCAAAGACATTGATGCGGAGGAAACTACTGATTGGATTGATGCAACTTGTGAGTCTCTAGCAAGACGCATTATTGATTGGAATTGGACAGACCTCCAAGGTCAGCTTCTTCCAAAACCTTGGAACAATCCATCAGCGTTCAAAGACCTGTCCAATGATGAACTGGCTTATCTCATGGTGCAGTCTATAAATGACCAATCGGATGATGAACTAAAAAACGGTACACAGCTCTTGCCCGATATATCGCAGACCGTAACGGTGACTACCCCCAACCCCCAGACGCTACTTTAAGTGAGATCGCAGAAACATTTAACTGTGACCTTGAAACCGCAAAAGGACAGAATGTCACAGAAGTGCGGATGGTTAATGTTTACCGGTCATGGAAAGCTATCAAAGCACAGATCAATCAGGACAAAGGGTTTGACAAGTTGACTTCGGATCAAGTGAAGCTCTGGAAGTGGATGACCGATCTGTTGGATGAAGATGATGATGAAGATGAATAAGGTAGCAAAGGAGCAGCATGGCTGATATTGCCACTCTATCAGTGCTGCTAAAGGTCAAGGATGAATCCAAGAAATCGCTTGATCAAGCTCAAGGCCGGTTCGCACGGTTTAATGACAGCATCAAACAAAATGCTGGAAAGATACGAGGGTTCGGAACTGCCTTGACTGGTTTCGGCCTTGCAACGTTGGGTGTGCTTGCATTAGGTATCAAAAGTGTTAATGAGCAAGAGAGAGGTATTCGTAAACTCGACGTTGCACTACAAGGGGTTGGTTCATCTTATGCAAGTAGTAGAAAAGAGATTGAACGCACTATCACTTCTCTACAGAGAAAGACGAACTTCGGCGATGAAGAACAACGTGAAGTTCTCACTCGGTTAGTTGCTGTAATCGGGGATGAAGAAAAGGCTCTTCAGGCTCTCCCTGCTGTCCTTGATGCCGCTGCATTCTCTGGGCGATCAGCCACTACTGTTTCTGAAACCTTATCGAAGTTCATGGTTGGTTTGACTAATACTTCGGACGCAACCGGTGTATCTGTAGATGCGACAGCTGATTTCACAGAAAGATTGGCTGCCGTCATGGGTGTTGCTGCCGGTCATGCCGAAGCTGATGCCGATAAATTTATCCAACTAAAAAATTCAATGGGCGATGTTCATCAGGCTATAGTCATTGGATTGTTACCTGCGCTTGAAAAGATGGCTGCTTTTTTGACTAAAGTAGCCGTAAAGGTTACCGCATTTGCGGAAGAACATCCACACTTGACCAAAGTTATCGTTATCGCAGCCGCTGCCCTTGGAACAATGTCATTCGCTGCTGGTGTTTTCCTTCTTATCCTTCCAACCCTGGTTGCTTCCATTACGATTTTAACCGGTGCTTTTGCTGCACTCACGATTGCAATGGGGCCGATTACGCTGATCATCCTGGCGTTGGCCGCAGTCGTATTGGCTGGCATCGTGATATGGAAGAAATGGGATGATATTATACATGGCCTCTCCATAGCCTTTGACTTCATTTCTGAAGCCTACCGCAGCAAATTGGGGTGGTTACTCCCTGGTGGAGCATTGATTAAGGCAATCCTTTTTCTTAAGGATGTTTGGGGTGCTGCATGGAAGGGAACACAGACAGTTTTTGAAACTGCCAGTGATGGTATTAAAACTGCCTACGAAAGCAAATGGGGGTGGTTACTCCCTGGCGGAACATTGATTAAGGCTATTCTATGGATCAGGGATAATTGGAAGCCCATATGGGATGGGGTAAAAGATGCTTTTAGCACTGCCAGTGCTGGTATTAAAACTGCCTACGAAAGCAATTTCGGATGGTTACTCCCTGGCGGAACATTGATTAAGGCTATTCTATGGATCAGGGATAATTGGAAGCCCATATGGGATGGGACAAAAACAACCTTTAGCACTGCTTGTGATGGTATTAAAACTGCCTACGGAAGCAATTTCGGATGGTTACTCCCTGGCGGAGCATTGATTAAGGCTATTCTATGGATCAGGGATAATTGGAAGCCCATATGGGATGGGGCAAAAGATGCTTTTAGCACTGCCAGTGCTGGTATTAAATTTGCCTACGAAAGCAATTTCGGATGGTTACTCCCTGGTGGAGCATTGATTAAGGCTATTATATGGATCAGGGATAATTGGAAGCCCATATGGGATGGGGTAAAAACAACCTTTAGTGCTGCCGGTACTGGTATTCAAACTGCCTACGGAAGCAAATGGGGGTGGTTACTCCCTGGCGGAACATTGATTAAGGCTATTCTATGGATCAGGGATAATTGGAAGCCCATATGGGATGGGGTAAAAACAACCTTTAGTGCTGCCGGTACTGGTATTCAAACTGCCTACGAAAGCAAATGGGGGTGGTTACTCCCTGGCGGAGCATTGATTAAGGCAATCCTTTTTATTAAGGAGAACTGGAATGCTGTCTGGGGTGGTATCAAAGATGCTTTTAGCATTGACTTTGCCAGTCCTATTAAACGGGCAATGGAGGAACTCATTGATTTTCTTAACGCCCGTATTGATGAGATCAATGCGATTCCTTTGTTGCCTGATATACCAAACATCCCTGGTGGCACGTCCAATGTCAGGAGCGGTCTACAACACCCTTCATATGTTCCGCCCATAATTCCGGATATACCAACAGGATTGTGGCATTACCGTCCTGACCGAAGTAACTCTTCAAACATATCTAACGGAGCTTCCCATTCCAGTCACTCGCCTAGTCATCCAAATGGAACGACCGTGAACGCCACTATCAATATCAATGGTGCTGATGCTTCTAATATGCACCAGGCTCGACAATTTGCGGATCAAGTTGCTAATCGTCTCAATGAACGTCTGGGAGAGATTGCCGAGAATCAGGAACAAGTGAGGAGTTCCTGATGGCGTGGACAGTCCAGTTAACAGACGGGACTACAACATTCGATTGCAATGATCTCAGCAATACCTGGGTCAATGAAAACGGCTTTCAATGTCCACCACCGACTTCACGGACGAGCTATACCGGCGACAATCTTTTTCGGCATGGTTCGGACCTAATATCCCTTGCATACAATAACCGTACAGTCCAGATCAACTTCCAAGTTTTAGGCTCCAGCACAGATAATCTTGCTACCCGTATTCAGTCTGTCCACACGTTGCTCCGGAAGGCTAAAGAGTTTAGCACTGTGGGAGTAGGTAACCAAGTTCAGGTCAAGTTCCAGTGGAATAGTGCAACTAACCCGGTTTATTTCAATGTGCTTCAGGGTGACCTTGATCTTGGGCCTACCATGATGGGCGTGTTCTTGCAAAAGCACACACGGCTTCGCGATGCTCGTCTTATTGTGGAGTGTGAGCCTTTTGCTCAAGGGACAGAAGAAAGCCTTGAAAATTATCTTGACGATCCTGGTTTTGAGTGCAGCACTGGTACTCTATTTGCTGACTGGACTGTTGCAAATGGTACGAGAGCTGTTGAAGCCAGTGGTGCTCCAGAGGGAGCGGTCTGGGGCAAGATAACCCTTAATACGTCTAGCTCAGTATTCCAGTGTTCACAAGTGCAGACAATGACTGGCGGAGTGCATATCTTCTCTCTTACGTACAAGATCAATGGAGGTGAAGAATACGAGATATTCCTGACTGATAGTGGTGGCACCACAGTAACAGCCCTCACTCCAGATAATACCCAACGGACAGCCACAGTTACTCGCGATAGTTCTAGCCATACATCCATCACCGCAGGAATTCGTGCAGCAAGCGGTACCGATACTGATGATATTGTCCTCATGGATTTGGCATATCTTGGCGATGGTTCCACGGCACCAACAGCCTGGGTAAGCAGTCGCAATGTCTACAACAACAATGAGGATGGTGGCAAGATACAGCAATCAAAGTTGAACTTCATCGATATCGAGAACATCCCTGGTGATGCACCATGTCCTCTACAAATCAAAGCTACTGAAGCTGAAGGGCATACGGATTTTTGGTGCGGTGCCAGACATGCCACCAGACAGCGTGATGTTGTGATTTGGCATGAGGGTGAGGATTTTGCGACCTTTAGCGATGAACCAACTGACCTCTCGCCATCGTCTGGCAATATTGGTGAGATGATAAATGGCACCATCTTCGATGCACAGTCTGGTGGAGTAGCAACGTCTACGACTAGCATAACTCTTTCTCATACCGTTGGGACGGCACAAGGCAGTCGCTTGTTGGTTGTTGGTGTTGCCACCAAAGATACCTCCACATCTGGGCCATCAGGTATTACGTATGCAGGCGATGCACTGACCAAAATAGATACATCTACCAAAGACAATGCTTCGGCAACCATATTCTACATGGTAAATCCAGATACTGGCAGTAATAACATCGTCGTCAGTTTTGCAAGCACTATTGATGAAATCGCTGTTCGTGCATCGAGTTATTACGGCGTAGATGCAGTTAATCCACGTCGTTCTAATGCAACCGCAGACGGAGCCTCTGGCACTACACCATCGGTTGCCGTTACCACGGTTGCTGGCGATATAGTAATAGATATGGTGTCTTCTGACACCAGCAATAGTCGTGCCTGGACACCCGGTGCTGGGCAAGTTGATCTCGGCGAGAATAGCGCACCGGAATCAACAGCGTCCTATGAAATTGCTACAAGCACCACAACCACTATGACCCACTCTCCTGACGGGTCCGCTTCTTGGTGTCAAGTAGCAGCGGCGTTTAGGTCTGCCATGTTTGGTGCAACGGCTGCATCTCCTACAGTTGTTACCAAAGATGTGACAACACCACCAGAGGGTTTATACAGAGTGCTTGCCCGTGTCGCGGCTCCTGATGCTGGTGACCAATTTGGCATGAGCATCGGCTATGCTTATGGTGGAGTGACGAAAGACCCAGCAGTAGCCGCGGACTATACAACAATCAACGTTGCTACTGGACATATCATTGATATAGGTACATTAACAGTTCCTCCAGTGGCAACACCTGGAGGTGGCACTGTCGGTACGTTGACCCTGCGACTTGCCATGTATCCAAAAAGTGGCCCCTCCTATACAGATCGTGTTTGGGTCGATTGGGTGATGTTAATGCCGGTCGATAATGGATTTGCTTATCTCAATAAAACGCTTGCTACCAATATTGTCTGGGCTGATAGCCGGTCGAATCCGAAAGGTTTGTACATAATGAACAGTGCTGATGTTATCCAGTCTTTCCCAGCTGACCAGGTAGGTCGTCCACCAGAAGCTCATCCCGAAGGCACTCGCGTCTATTTTGTTTCCGATGATGGAGCTGCCGACATAGCTGATAAATGGACCATAGGGATCACGTATTTGCCCAAGTTCCTCCAGGTTGCTGAAGCTTAATGGCACGGTATTGGCCCAACCTGAGAGTGCAGTTGTACGATGACTACAACAAAGCTGCGCTAGAAGCGGACTTTACAGATAGCTTCAGTGGGTTGACATTTACGACGCGAATACATGGAGGGTTCTCGACCTGCAACATATCCATCGATATGTCGTTGGTTGACGCTTGGTCTTATCTGCATACGGACAACCAACGAGGCGTACATTACAAGCATCTATTGATAACGGAAGAAAAGCGGACCATCTGGGAAGGTCGCATCCTTGATGTTGCTCTCCGGTGGGGAACAGGTTCATTAGGCATCGATTTCGAAGCCTTTGGTTATTGGTCATCGTGTCGAGACCAAATGTATGATTCTGAAGATGCTGGTAATACAGATTGGACTTCTGGAAGCGGCCATGAACTCCATGATATAGTCAAAGAACTGCTAGACAAATCGTGTCCTGATATCAATTCTGTATCTGATACTTGGCCTCAGATTGAAACCTTCAGCCGCGATTTAGCAGGCTTGAATTTGGAAACCCGTGCCTATCCTCAGGATATTATAGTTGACACATTGATGCCATTATCAGATACAGATGATAGTGTGCCAGTTTTTTATATCTATGAGGACCGTATCCCGGTGCTAACAAAACGGACAATTTCCCAGGTTGATATTTTTGTTTGGCTTGATGATACCGACAACGGGTCCTTAAAACAGCAAGGTAAGCACATTCGCAACCGCATCATCCCATCCGTTGGTGGCACTGAAGGAACAGCGGCCAATAATACGGATAGCCAGGCTATTTATCCGAGGCGTGATATGGTATTAAGTCTGCCAACTGGGACTCCAGCGAATGCTCAGAATGACGCGCGTGATGCAGCTTTGATAGAACGCAACCTTCCTCGCCAGGACAATGGATTTGATATTGTCGGTGCTATCTATTGTACTGATGCTGGACCCGGAACCGCTGATGGCAGCCTGATTGAATGTCCCAAATGGCGTGTTCGTGCCGGTGATGTTATACGCCTACAAGACCTTGTTCCAGAGTCCGTATCGACCCCAGCTTTCGATGATTTGAGAACCTTTTTCATCATCGAAACTTCATATGATGCAATACAGGATCGCCTCAATATCATCCCTGACAGACCACCAGGCAACCTCAGTTCCATATTGGCTAGGGCGAACCTATTGGAAAAGAACAAATAAATGACATGGCTCTGATGTCAGGTAGACGGCCTTGGTCAGCATTGGATGGATGTGATGCCAGTGACTCATGCCTGACCTGTCCATTGCCCGAATGTAAATATGATGACCCTGCCGGGTACAAGGCCCATTTACAGAACCATAAGGATCAGTATCGGGCAGCCATCATATCTGCTGAACACCTAACGATTGAAGAAGCTGCTAATCGGTTTGCGGTTAGTCAGCGGTCAATTTTGCGGTTGATGAAACGGCAGAAGACGCCAGCGTCTTGACTAATAACGTATAGATGCTAGGCTGGCAATGCCCTGTGTGGGCTAGGGTTCGCATGGGTCTCCTTTCAGTCCCCTGAGCGTCTTGATTCCCTGCTGTATCAAGCGCAAGGGGGACTTTCGATTGTAGATAGATGAAGGGATGCTCCGAGTCTTATCGTCCGATCAACCCTAAATAGGGGCAATTTGAAAACTGCTCAACCTAAAAAGTAGAAACATCTGGAAAGCTCGGATCACCTTGATAGCGTCTAGCACCTCTTCCGCAGACCTGAGCTGTTCTTGAACCTGCTCCTCAATATCCTCTAAAAGGCTCAAGGCCCCGGAATATAGTTTGACGGCTAATCCGAGGCCTTGAAGAAACACCGCCCTTCGGTTCCACGTTGGATATTAGGATAATGTGGACATATCAATCTCCCCGTCTTGCATTCCGCGCAGCTGCCATAACTGTGTGCCAGCTAGGGTCTTTTACATACTCCAACAGGATCGCTTGGCAACCATGCGACGCAACAGGCAAGAGCATCTTCGCCGAGATGATATGCCAATCACCGTTCATATACAGATATAAACTCGGCCTGTCTTCAGTCACCATCATTGCCTCTATCGGTGATGTAATTGTATAGGTAACAGACATGTCATTTGCGTTGGGATAATTGGGATCGTACCAGTTTATGATTGCCTCTGTTGCTGGCACCATGTTCCCCCAGTTCAGCGGAAACCCCGATTCCAGGTCTACCGATACCATTGCACTGGATGTCACCCGGAGCTTTTCTACAATCAAGCTCAGATGATCTGCTAGTTCTGCGGTATTGTGTACAGTGAGCATATGACTACCTTTCAATGCGCCGATGATTGCGTGTTCAGACTGGCAAAACATTGGATGTTGTTCTACGACGGTACTTGTATATTATGGTCTTTGCTGCTGTGCTTAGATGGGAGTCGGATATTCTTCGGGATGTGCACCTCCAGGCTTGTAGGACAGAGTTTTGGCAGTCTCTCCTCGCCTGTACATATTCCACGCTTTTAAGACCAATGCCGTGTACTCCTTTTGGCCGAGCCTCATGGTGCCACGCATGTTATTTATCAGCCGTTTCCGCAGCAATCCTACTGGCGATTGCGTAGGTATATTTTCACCAGTACATAGCATTTCAAAAAACGTGTGTGCATCTTCCTTGTTGATTCGGCTGAGGATGTAATGGAGCGTTGTCCAACGTCCACAACCACCACGGAGAACTTTTCGGACACGATCACCATGAACTAGGGATTGGCGCAATTCAGGATTATCATCCAGTAATTGAAGGCCCCAAGGGGTGGCAAAAGGAGCAATATCCCATTGATCACTCGAGACAATGCCAGTTTGATCGTATGACCACAAACATGACAACGCTCCAGCGAGACTGCGCGCATAGGGTTCGTCCTGCATGTGCAAAAAGTCGGCCAAACTGCGGTGCTTGCCGGTATCCAGTACCTCCATAGTCGTTGAGTCGATGCCTCGCATGACCCACATGTTCAGGCTTACGCCAGACTCAATAACCGCCCACAGCCTATGCTGCCCGTCCACAGAATATCACGTTTGTCGAACCGAATGGGGTCACCGGCATCCTCTCTCCATTGACCAGCTTGCATCAGTTCAGCAAGTTGGGTAACATGACGCTCACTTACTTTGCGATTGCGATTCATAGTCTCCAGCATTTTTGCTGCTATAGCCGGAGTGATCGTCAGCCATTCGGCTCGTACGTCCAAGGGTGCGTGTTCTCTCATAATGGGTCTCCTTTCAATGCCTAATTTATATGGAACCGGTTGGGGTCGCCCAGTGCAAATGAAGACTTCGATTCAACTGATTGCGTATAGCCTTTTGATTCAGGATCATTAGCTGGGAATACGTGACATACTGGAGATTCATTTGCCTGACCATCTTCTACGCTGTCAGCAACTACAGTGACAGATTTCAAAAAATTTCCGGTCATGTCAGTAACTACGAACTCCATTACTTATCTACCTCCTTAGTTCTTCCTTAGTTCTTCCTTAGTTCTTCCTTAGTTCTTCCTCAACTCACGCCACCGGTTCGCCATTTGCAGCCAATAAATTTGTCCCCAATTCATCGCATGCCCCTTTCTATGTGGTTTTTCTAATGTTGCTCTTCCCAGCATTCCCCGACGTGAGACATAGCTACCTTGCCTTTTAGGTTGATGACTTGAATAGAAATGTGTTACGGGCCAGGGTCTTTTTACAAGGAGAAAGGAGAATAATGCTGTCTAATCGTCCTGTTCTTCCTCAAAATTGCCACATTCGCAGTCATCTATTTCACATGGAGTCCACATGCCCTGCGCCTCGTGTTCCTCTTCTGCATGTCCGCAGGTGCAAGTGGTGTCGTCTGGTGGTCGTTCGGCAGTCAGCATTTTTCTCCTTTGTATTTATCGGATTTTGCCTGATCCGATTTGCTCTCTCCTGGTTTCGCTCTCTGATGGATGCCTGCTTTGCTGATGATCTGCCGGTCTGCATCTATACCAGGGTCAAAGAGCGTCCATCCGCATGGCTGGCAATACCAACCGTCGTTGCACGGTTCCATCCGCAACAGATGACATTGTGCATCTGCTCCACAATTAGGGCAACAACAGGGTCTAGCAGCTTGTATCCAAGGCTTCTTGGCAGGAATGTACCCTGCCTGCCCCGTCTCTAAGTACCTAACAATATGTGGCCTACCTGCGTTACCTGCCGATTCTGATTGCGTGGGTATCATGCGATCTCCTTCGTTGTGGTCATCGTTGTGGTTAGTATGGTCGATATAGGTAATAAGGCTACTCATCACGCCACCTCCTCTATCACGATCTTATAACCGTTGTGGTCGGTTGTGATTGTTGTGGTCATTGTTGTGGTATATCGTCCATGTTGAATAGGCAATCTGAGCAAAGTGGCCCTGTTGCCTTTGGTTTCGTTCCAATTCTATGTCCCCAATATGGGAACTTCTTACCCATGGCAAGTGCCTCTGCTTCCATTGATTTAATATAGGCTGCTGTCTCTGGATACCAGAACTCAATCTCCTTCAGTTCATCTGGGCGAGCGAAAGCCCCGCAAAGACATTCACCAGATTTATGAATCTTGTCTGCAACAGGGCTTCTAGGTACTTCAAGGGCTGATCGGTACTTATTCATCTCAAAGGTTGTCCAGTGGACGATGGGTTGCACCCAAGCGCATCGTACAAGTTGTCTATCTGGGGGTTGGTGTTCAGCGTTCCCAATGTTTACCATGCGTCTCTCTGATTCATTAGAACGAACACCGCTTACCAAGAGCAACCGCTCACCTCGCTTGGAGTAGTCCTTTTGCAAATCACTGAGCCGATCTCTCTTGAGCCTATTGTAAGTAATGTTGTGCATATATGGGCCTGGGAATCCATAGAAATTAGCCTTATCACGCAATACAATGTCCCTATATACCTCTGGAGGCGTTACCAGTTCAATGAGGTCTAGCCCAAATGATGCCGTCACCTCTCGGACGAACTCCGATGTCTCAGGTATGCCGATCCCTGTCTTTATATGAACGGCAGCATCCACGTATGGATTGATTAGGTGCATTAGCGTGGTTGAATCATTACCACCAGACGTAAGCACAAAGGTCTTCACTGGCTTATAGAGTTCCTTTGCTTTCATCAGGATGCTCAGTGCTTCCTCTACCATGTCTTCAACAGGGGTATCGATTTTACTGAATCGTGCTTGAATTGTCATCTCCCTTTACTCTCCTTAATCACGGGATTGCTGATAGGGTGTCCGACGTGGAGGATCATATTTCTCCACATCAGCCGAGCGTGAGAGTACAAACTCCGACCATTTGCGTAGATAGGTTTGACCGTCACTACGTTTTGACTCCTCACTCCGATTGATAATGAACCTCCATTTGTAACCGTGCGCTAATAATTCGTTCGCAACTACATAGCTTGATGTTTTGGCAATCTCAACGCTACTACTAAGATCAACATTCTGTTCCATTACTTTGTCACTCCCTCCGATTGCTCCGTTGTTGCTTTCATCAGATCATGATCCGCATCAATCACGTTTCGTTGGGCAAACACAATTTTTCGAGGTACATTTTCTTCATTTACTCCTGAGAGTAAATAATGGGACAAAACTATCATCATATTGTTCCTCATGTCCTGATCCGTCTCAATATGTAGAGACTTATCTATAAGTGCATCCCGTATTTTCAACGCCTCAGTGTAAACTTGTTGAAGTTGTTGGTATTCTGACACACGGATCACATAGGGGGATGTAATGCTTCAGGATTCCAACAATGCGAACAGAGGGGCGCACCAGCCCCGTCAAAGATACCGCCTTCCGGATGGTGGAACGCATGAGGTCTAATTTCAACATGATCTCTGGGATGCGTACCAGGTAGTTCCACTTGCTGTCCTTCGGGAGTCGCAATGACGACACGATTTTCGTCCACATAGTCTGCTACGGCTCCTGCTGCCATTGATGGCTGCATTTGTACCACGGGTTCGGACGCTATAGCTGGCGTGTGGTCAAGAACCACACGGTTCGGATCATCGCTCACGGCAACAGATGGTAAAATTGGCACTGGCACTGGTAAGGCTTCTTCAACAACAGTTTCGACTGCTAACGGTTCAACAACTGTATTTTCAACGTCACTTAATTGCTCTGCTGCCACCGATAGCGGTTCGCTGCAACTCAGAATATGTCCATCGGTAAATGCTTGGGATGCTGCTTGATGACCCAGTTGTGCAGCGCGTTCGGTTTCCCAGGGCTGGACATAAACGATATTGTTATCACGAGCATCCGACAACACAGTTTGGTAGATAAGATGTCGACTCGGATTAGCATCTTCCGCTGGCACAATGCCGAGATCAATGCCAGTCCATCGAGTGATTATTTTGGTGGAGTGATCGTCATCAAACTCAGTGATATCAATGACACAGTAATCGGGATCGTTGAGTTTATGTGTCCAACTCGTCAGCGAGATCGGGTTTCCTCCACGGTCATAAAACACCGGCACGTTGAGCCTCCTTAATTTCGTTGTTTGGTGTTGGGATGGTTGGCAATAACACCAACCATGATGGCTCTACACATAGTACATTCCAGCACCATGTGTGAGCCATCGGCAACTTTAAGTTTATCCGATTTACAATGCCAACATTTCGTCCACAACATCAGCAATTGTCAGGCCGTTCCTCTCGGATCATTTGTACATACACCGGATGCAACATCTTCACTATGTCGGTAAACTTGTCAATGTGAACAATTAGCTCTCCATCGATTTGCTCAAACACTGTATCTCGGACATTGGCAGCTTCCTTAGTTAGGAACTTGGCTGAATCTATCGCCTGATACATGGCAGTCTGACTTTCAATTGAGCGATCCTTGCGCAACCACGTATCGCCAAGATTGTTGGCGTAAATGGGCTTGGAATCGTCGGACGGCTCGTCATGCCATTTGGTCTGCGGTTGGTACACTGGCACATCCAAGGCTGGTAGACCATCACCGTCACCAACACCGATGATTTTCCAGTCGTAACTTCCCCACTGACCATCGTCGTCTTTAACAGAACCGTCTTGATTAGTTTTTAACTTTGCTGGACTGAGGTGAAATGTCTGCCGAGTACCAGCCTGATCCACGAGGTGCGCCACCATGTCCCAGTCCCAGCATTTAAGGGTTTCGGGGTATTTTCGGCGGTATACAGGGTCTAACTGTATCTCGACATCGGCATAGGATTTATCAGCCTTAGTCTTTTTTTGCGTAATGCCACGTAGTTCCATCTCCATTGATATGTCCCGTTGCTGTAACATCATCCTTTCATCCTCCTAACGTCTTTCTTCTCTACTATTGTACACTAACAGTGTATATAATGCAATTACTCAACACTCCGGTTTGCTTGCTTGCCCTCGTATCGATAAAAACTGTTGGAAGTCTCCAAATTCTCACCTTGATATCCGAGTTCGATGGCACGGTCAATGTCATGGGTGTAATCGATTATTGCCATTCTAACCGCCGTCTCGTCCACCGGTCTTGATGATCCGGTCGTTCGGTCAGTCTGCATCCAAGCCCAATGTAGAACATCCATGTCGTTAACTCCTCTATACGCATGTGGTATTCCCTCTCATTAACTGCAGGCTTGACTCCTAGGCGTTAGGTTCTATCCACATTCTCTTGGTTGACCTCCAGCAAAGTCTTCCTATAGGGAAATAGAACCTAAATATAATTATTTTATAATCCCCTCAGCATCGCCAACGCTTCCTGTATCTCAGTACCCTTCTGTTCGATGATGTCTAGGAGTTCTTCTGGGGTACGAGTATCTACTTCTTCTTTCCTGTTGGGGTTGACTGCCTTTAGGTCGTAGTTCTTTGCTTCTATCTCCGCCCTCGTAACCGTCCAGCTGTTCTCACTTTCTTCTCGCCCCGGCAGCAGTTTGAAGAACTCATCGAAGTGAGATGCGGCCAAGGGCTTCCGTTTAGCGACCTTCAGGTCAGATAGGTCATAGTACCAAATCTTCTCAGTGTGGCTTCCCTTGTTGAAGAAGAGGAGGTTTGTTTTTACTCCTGCCCCCGCCTGCGTGAAGACCCCACCGGGCATATGCAGCCCGGCCCTCATTCCCCTCGGTCTCCGCCTCCTGGAGGTGTGTCTCCCAGATCGGGCGGGTGATCTCCCTCCAGGCGGAGTCCATGACCCCACGGCGGAGGGGGCGACTCATACCATCTCCATCTGGCCCTGTCGGGTCGTCGCAGCATGGTCCAGGTTACGGCAAGCGACCCGATAGTATGAATCCTTTAGCTCTACCCCTACAAACCGTCTTTTTTGTTGTAACGCTACGTAGCCTTCGGAACCGATCCCGGCGAAGGGGCTCAACACAACATCGCCAGGATTGCTCCAGAGTCGGATACATCGCTCGATAACAGGTAGCTGAAGGGGGCAGATATGGCGTTCATCCCGTTCCGCTCGGGCCAGGGCGACATTTAGCGTGTCCGTTTCTCTCATGCCATACCAGACGGGGTGCGCCCATTCGATCCATTCCTCATTGGAGATATCGGGCTGGATGGGTATCGCTGGCTCGCCAGGCTTACGGAACAGCAACATATAGTCTGCCAGTCCAGGACGTAGCCATGATGCGTCCTTGCGGAGCTGCTTGAATAGCAAGGCTTTGGCGTGGGTGCGGATGGCTTGGGCTTGGGGATTCTTATCGATGGTGACATCACCATGATAGTGGAACTGCTCCTCGATAAACAACTTGATGACGGCACCCCGAAAATCCTTGATCCCTATGAAACCATCATGGGCTAATGTCGCCGCCACCTGGGCCACATGGACCACGGCCAGGCGGCCAGGCTTGGTGACCCGCAGGAGTTCAGCGACGATGGGCCGGAACCGCTCCATGAACACATTCTCGGAATCACTATTCCCCAGGTCTCGGTCATCATCGCTGTAAACGAACAAACTGAGAAAGGGCGGGCTGAATACTGTCAGATCAACGCTATCGGGCTCCAAAGTGGGAAGAACGGCGGTCGAGTCGCCCCGGTGCAATGTCCATCCCTGTCCGGAGGCCGTGTCGTCTGGCATCCTCTCATGGTCGACGATGGCACCATGCAGGGCGGCTTTGCCAAAGTCCGACATAAATCCCATCATTTTTTGCACCATCCCCTCATGTTCTTTTGCCTTGCGTTGGACATTATCCCAAACCGGCCGCTCCAGGTCTGACATGATGGTATATACATCAACGGCCTCTTGTTGACCGAATCGCCAGCATCGCCGGATCGCCTGGTAGTAAGTCTCGAAACTGTCATTGATACCGAGGAAGATCATGCGGTGCGCCTTCTGGAAATTCATGCCGAACCCCATAATCGACGGCTTGCTAATGAGGACACCTAGCCCTCCATCGGCGAACTGGCGGGCGGCGTCCATTTTAGTATCGAAAGAATGTGCACCTTCTATCAGAGTGGCAGAGGATAAATATCGTTTGAGTAGCCGTCCTTCTTCGTTCAATCCACACCACACTAGCCATTGATCGTCGGGATGTTCAGAGATAAGGTCTATGGCCTTTTGCGCCCTCTGTTCGACCGTCGTCTTTCGGGCCGCTAGACGGCCATGTAACCCCCTCAGTTCGGTGGCGAATAGCTGCCCCGTTGCTTGGGCATAGGCAGCCGCTTCACCCTCTACTTCTACATGATGAATGTTGAGGGACGGGAGGTCATAACCATCATCGGTATATCCTAGATCCGATGGCCGCTGCAAAGCCATCGCCCACGTCGATACCCACTCCCAGAATGATTCCTGAGCATGGCCCTTGAGCCTCCACCCATCATCATCATGGACAAAGAACTTGGCGAGTACGTCTGTCCGGCGCATGATGCCAAGGAATTCGGCGTGGTTGGTCAACTCAGCGATATCATTGGGTGATGGAGTTGCTGTGCAACAGAGGCGATAGGGTGTCTGGGCAAATAACCCCGTTAATTTACCCCGAGTCTTGGCGTCAACATTTTTTAAAATGGAAGACTCGTCCAGCACCACGGCTTGATAATCTTGGGGGTTAAACCTGTCCACCATTTCATAGTTTGCAATAGTCACCCTGGCCGAGACCTGGTCGGGATGCCTGGCATAGCCAGCATCAACGCCAATAAGCTGCGCCTCCCGTTCTGTCTGTAAGGCCACAGCCAACGGAGCAAGGATGATCGTGCGCCCTGCCATCGCCTCTGCCCATGTAAGCTGCATCCGAGTTTTCCCCAACCCTGTATCAGCGAATATAGCCGCCCGTCCTTTGTTGACTGCCCATTGACTGATAGCATCCTGGAAAGGGAATAGGTCTACCGCCGTAGTCATGCCGATACCTCCTCCGGATCGGGCTCCCGCATTAGGTCCTCCTTGGAGACCTTGAGCGCCTCCATGAGGTAAGCATTCGTGGCCGCAGCCACATAACACTTTATATTGAGCCATTGTCTATACCTTCTCGCTTATATTGGCTGGCCTTGGGACCAGCCCTGGCGTTGGGCCTGGCTTCGGCCAGGCCCCTCACTATTTCACATCGTTGCTGTATTTGCCGCCGTGGTTCATGCCGCCACACTGGCAATCGCAGGATGGCCCGCTGGCTCCGGTGCATTTATCGGAGCAGATCGTGGTGGTTACATACCGGCCATATAAGGCCCGGCCATGCTCTATTTTTAGTTGCTTCCCACAAGCGCAAGTTATCGTCGCATCAAGGTCGGCTGGGGTGCGACCGTCGGCGGCGTAGCCCTTGAAGTACCAGGGGCCTACATACACCCGGCTTATCGCTCCGCAGGTGTGCTTTAGTATCATGTACCCGGTGAAGTCCTTGGCTTGTTTGATGGCTTGCATGTTGTGGGGCTCCTTTCATATCTGTTAATGTTGTTTTCTATCCTTATAATACACTGTTGGTGTACACATGTCAACCCCTAATGGCTGGACGGAGGTTCTTTCGTGGTGACAATCTTCACCCGTTGCTTGCCTCGGATTTTAGCCCGGTCAAGAAGCTCAGAGACTTCCTCTCCAAACTTTCCCCAAGAGCGCACGATGCGCATATCCCATTTTGCCGGTACCGTTTCTTGGTGCTCGGCAGTGTAGGCGGTCAGGATGATTTCGGGGCCAATGTGCTCCTTTAAACCTTCCAGGATGCCCACATCCCAGGTGGTATCTTCATCGAAGATGGCGTTCATCCCAACACCAGCGAGGGCCTGGGCCTTCTTTTCGTACATCCTTTGAAGTAACGCTAGCTCTAGCGCATCATGCGTAGCGTATGCCCGCTTGCGGCTTTCTTTGGCTTCGTACAATGCTGCTACCAGTTCTGCGTCTGTTAATTCAGATTCAGCAATCATTATTGGCTCCTCTCACGTTCCCAGCATGCAGATCGATCATCGCAGCACACAACGACTACACTGCCATGACCGCCAGCGTATTGGTGGTAAGACACTAACGGCTCTGTTCGTGTACCGCAGTTGCAACAGACCAACGGATAACGTGGGCTTACACAGATAACTCCAGGGAAACCGAGGCTAGCTGCATGAGACGCTGCCCATTCATGGCCTTGCTCCACACTGTCAGCAACGATGGTGACTGATGTTAGAAAGTCTCCACTGATGTCAGATATCACGAATTCCATTGCACTCTCCTTTCTTTTCCTTCCTTAAAATAATACACCAATAGTGTATTATTGTCAACCTTGAGTAACTATCAGTGCCTACACTGATAGTGTTGTGTAACATTACATCTCTCTGTATAATAAACGTGTTAGTAACACTTACAGTGTTGACTACTATACACTATTAGTGTTAAATGGTTGGTAACCATGTCCCACGGGATAGAAAGGAGTTAAATATGCCCACTGTATCTGTGGAAGCGAACCAATGCGCACGACCTGCTTGCGGTCACATATGGTATAGCCGAAATATGACGAAACCGTCACGCTGTGCCAAATGTAAGTCGCCATATTGGGATCGCCTATACGTTGTGGAACATAAAGAAACCACACGATCAGTGCCTATACTGGAGGATGCCCTGAAACGAAAAGCTGAAAGCATTCAGGTGGAACAATTTTCCGAGACCACGCAATAAGGATGATTACATGAGCGGTCTACTGTCTGGTCAGGTTTGGTCAATTGAGTTAACACATACTCAACAGACTTTGATGCTTTGCCTTGCCGACCATGCTCAAGACGATGGAACGAAGGTCTTCCCAAGCGTAGCTCGTATGATGTGGAAAACCGGTTACTCTCGCCGTAGAGTGCAGACTATTCTTCAGGAACTGGTAAAGATAGGCTTGTTGATACCCGTTAGTCCTGGCCGTGGTGGTGGTGGAGGTCGCAACGGTTATGCTACCGAATACCGTATTGATCTAAGCAAAGGTCTTCTTAAGCCACCCTTTAAAAGTTCCGCTCGTGCTGAACCAAGTGCCGAGGATAGCGTTGTTGAATCTGACATAGAGCTAGGGCGTAATTTTAGACACAATGACAAAAACCTAGGGTGTAATAAATTAGACCTAGGGTGTAAAAACGAACAAGCTAGGGTGTTACCAGTGACACCCCAAACACCAATAGAAACATCAGAAGAAACATCAAATATATCTATACCGGTGGATGTTGATAATATTCAGACTGTCCACGATATCCTGGCGTATATTGAAGGCTTTGTTTATGTGGATAAGCAAGCGGATAATTTTGATCGCTGGCAACGTGAACATCAAATACCGTCGGAAACCGTAGAGTTGAAGGCTTGGGCTATGGTTGCTAGTTTCACTTACAAAAAAGGTGGTGGTTGGGATTATCACAGCGGTACAGGAAAACGACACTATCGAAACTTATATGCCGTGCTACGTACATGGTGCATGATGACCGGAGGTACTAATGACCAACCAAAAGGGAATGGAAAACCTCAGCACAATCCTATCGAGAACCGGTTTGAAACCGAGAGTCGAAGATTATCCGAACGACGACGAAACCGTAACGCAGTGTCCTGATTGTAGAGGCACTGGCTGGGTACGTCACAAAGTGCCTTTGGAACATCCCGACTTCGGCAATGTGTTTCGCTGTCACTGCGTTTCTGAAAGCCCCGAAGCAATTAAGCATACTGCGGAAATGATGATCCGTTACAACAATTTCCCCAAGGGTAAACCACGAACTTTTGATGACATCGGGGAAACTGACACTACCAAAGGCTTTGACCGAATACCTGGAACGGAAGATGCGCTAGCTTTGGCGCAGGCATGGGCCATGCGCACTGACACTGCCCCGTTTTTGATGCTCAACGGCACCAATGGGTCTGGCAAAAGCCATCTACTGCAAGCAGCCGGTAGACGTATGGTTGCGGATGGCTACATGGTTAAATATGAAAGTGCCGAAATGCTCCTGCGCAAACTACGGGCCACGATTGCGAACCCTGATGGCCCTAGCATGTACGATGTAGAGGCTGCTTACATTAACGCCGAAGTGCTGCTGCTGGACGAACTTGGATCGGTGAACGCTACCAGCTTTAGCGTCTCCACCCTTTCTACAATCATAAATGAACGTTATCAAGACGAGAAGCTGACAGCCCTTGCCACGCATCTATCCCGTGATAAAACCGCCCTCGTATTGGGCAGCACGATTGCAAGTAGGCTATGGGATACCGATACTGGCATAACTACTTTAGCGTACATTACAGCAGGGGATCATCGCACTGGTGTAGATCATTGGGATTATGCCAACCGTTAGGAGAACGAGGGTGCCAGCGAATTTGGCGATCAGCGAAAAAACCTTTGCTAACCACGTAGTGCAACTGGCCCGTGGCCTCGGTTGGCAGGAGTTTCGCACGTGGAACAGCAAGCACAGTCCGGCAGGATGGCCTGATCTTGTTTTGTTGCGACCACCACGGATGGTGATCGCCGAGCTAAAGACCGAGAAGGGAAAGCTAACACCTGCGCAAAAACAGGTGTTAGAAATGCTGCAACAAATCCCTGGACATCAGGTATATATATGGCGACCACGTGATTGGGATGACATCGTCCGGACCCTCGAGAGGACTGCATCAAATGGATAAAGGGGACGCTGATGGCAGATATTAGAGATCGAATAACCGACCTCCGCCGGGCCCGGGCCGGGGATTTGGTTCCCAACCCGAAGAACTGGAGGCGGCATTCTCCGGCCCAGCAGAAGCACCTCCAGGCGGTCCTTGCCGAGGTTGGGTGGGCGGATGCCCTCATAGGCAGCGAGACGGACCAGGGGATCGAACTCCTGGATGGCCCCCTCCGGGCCGGGCTCGATCCCGAGGCCATTGTCCCCGTCCTCGTGGTGGACCTGGACGAAGCTGAGGCGGACGTGGTCTTGGCGACCTTGGATCCCCTGGCAGCGATGGCCGAGGCAGACAAGGGAGACCTCACGGCGCTGTTGGAGAGCATCCAGCGCCCGGACCTGAGTGCCATGCTGGATGACATACGGAAGCAGCAACACCTACCCATAGAACATGGAGGAGCACCCGATCCAGGGCCTCAGTTGGATCAGGCCGCTGAGTTGCTAGCTAAGTGGGGGACCGAACGGGGCCAACTCTGGGAGGTTGGGGTACACCGTTTAATGTGCGGAGACTGTACAAGCCCGGAAGACAGGCGGAAGCTGTACGGAGGTGTGGCACCTAATTTTATTATGACTGACCCACCGTACTCCTCTGGGGGTTTTCAAGAAGCATCAAGGGCCAGTGGCAGTATTGGAACAGTTCAGCAAGGCCAACCTGTGCCCCAAATAGTTAATGACAGGTTGTCGACACATGGGTATTTAGCATTGATTAAACGAGCTATTGGGGAGATAGAGTGTGCGGGCGCCTACGTCTTTACTGATTGGAAAATGTGGGTCAACCTTTATGATGTCATGGAATCGTCAGGCTTTGGTGTAAGGCAGATGATTGTATGGGATAAGGGGTCTCCGGGTATGGGTGTTGGATGGCGCAGCCAACACGAAATCATCATGTTTGCTTGTCGAAACATTATCAAATTTGACAACCACAAGGCCCTGGGTAATGTTATTCGCTGTCAGCGAACAGGTAATCCGAACCATCCAACTGAGAAGCCGGTGGAACTCCTTGCGGCAATTCTAAATATAACCGATGCTGCCCAGACGCTGTACGACCCCTTCCTCGGCTCCGGGACCACCATGGTCGCCTGTGAACAAACCGAACGCATCTGCTACGGGATGGAGATCGAGCCGAAGTATGTGGCGGTGACCCTAGAGCGGATGGCCGGGATGGGCCTGGAGCCCCGGAGGGTGGAGTGATGCCTAGAGAAAGCAAAACCAGCCCTCGGCGCATAGCAGCGGTTGATCGACAACGAAGTGCAGTGGATTTGCGAAAGGCTGGAGCGACCTATCTTGAGATCGCCCAGGCGTTAGGATATAGCAACAAGCAAGGAGCCTATAACGCCGTCCAGACCGCTTTGTTTAAGACGCTGCAAGAACCATCTGAAGAAGCGCGTCAAATGGACTTAGCACGACTGGACTCTTTGCTAATGGCCCTTTGGAGCCGAGCCAGGGCTGGAGACCTCCCAACTATTGATCGTGTCCTAAAAATTTTAGAGCGACGCGCTCGTCTTTTGGGCTTGGATGTTGCTGTAGGTAATCGACTTGAGTTGGTCGGAGATCAAGGTGGGCCTATTCAAGTTGAGCATACAATGAGCTTAACTGAACAATTGGCTGCGTACGCTGCTGATATTCGTGCTGACCCCTGGCAGGATATGGATCAACTTATTGATGGACAGTCTCAAGTAGTAGAACAAGATGAATACGATGTGGATTAGACATCATGGTAACTGCATCAATTGATCCAATAAAACTACGCGAAGGTATTCTTGGGTTCACCGTTGTACGCAATCGTTATATTCCTCATGAACCGACACACAAAGAAGCCCGTTTTTTGATGCTGGTCGATGTACAAGAAGTCCTTTACGGTGGTGCTGCCGGTGGTGGCAAATCAGAAGCTTTGCTCATGGCAGCATTACAGTATGTAGATGAACCTGACTATCACGCCATTCTCTTCCGGCGTACTTTTGCCGACCTTGCTCTTCCTGGTGCAATTATGGAACGATCCAAGGAATGGCTTAATGGCAAGGATTGCACATGGCACGAGATGACGAAAGAGTGGAGATTCCCGAGCGGGGCAACGTTGACCTTTGCCTACATGGATAATGAAAACCACAAATATCGATATCAGTCCACTGAATTCCAGTTTATTGGATTCGACGAACTAACCCAGTTCACTCAATCGCAATACACTTATTTATTCTCTCGACTTCGTCGTCCTACCGGAAGCAACATCCCATTAAGGATGCGCTCTGCTTCCAACCCTGGTGGAAGAGGCCATGACTGGGTCAAGCAGCGGTTTGTGGTGGAAGGAAAATCCAAGGGCCGTATTTTCATTCCTGCACGGCTTGCTGATAACCCGTTCCTTGATCGTGCAGCATATGTGCAATCCTTGTCGCAACTAGATGCTGTCACAAAAGCGCAGTTACTACGAGGAGATTGGTCAGCCAGACAGCAAGGTGGAAAATTCAAGCGCGAATGGTTCAAAGCTCCTTTGGATCGTGTGCCTGTTAATCTCGTAGACAAAGTGCGTTATTGGGACATGGCTGCTACAGCCCCTGCGCCAGGTAAAGATCCTGATTGGACAGCCGGTGCGCTTGTCGGCATCGATGAAGATGGGATTTACTACATCATGCATATGGTGCGTATCCAAGGAACCCCTCTTGATATCGAGCATCTTATCAAACAGGTCGCTGCCCTTGATGGTGTTAATACTCCGATTTACATTGAACAAGAACCAGGTTCTTCCGGTGTCATTACTATAGACCACTACATCCGCAAAGTCCTCCAAGGATACATTTGTTACGGTGACCGACCGACCGGCAGTAAAGAGGAACGAGCCAATCCGGTTAGTTCTACTGCCCAGGCTGGTAACTTCCGGTTGATCGCAGGAACCTGGATTACAGATTACCTTGACGAAGCCGAGTCCTTCCCCAATGGCTCACATGACGACCAGATCGACGCGGTTTCCGGAGCGTTTGCTAAGCTCCAGGTTCCAGAAGCTGGCATAGAACTAATTAGCTAGTTCCTTCTTTTGCTCGGTTTTGATTGCCCCTTTCCTCTTTAACCAATTTAACGATTGTTGTGAAATTGATGCGTTAAATGGTTGCATTGTATACACTATTGGTGTATACTCTAATTATGGTAATTAACATTAACAAGGGGGACAACATGATTATAGCCACCAGGAACCGGAACCGGTTTGAGAATCCAAATGGCCTCTATGTAGTAGCATTCGTAACTGGGCATGGAATTGATATCCACAAGGTGGGTTGCGGTGACATTAAAACTAGGCGACTATTCGAAACATTTGGAGAGGGATACATTTTCCCCGATCTCGCCACTGCCATCGAGAATTATCTAGACACTGGCGATGAAGAGGATCCAGGTTGGGTCATGGACGAGATAGACCCCAAGGCTTGCACAAATTGCAGTAGGTAACTCCATCCCTGCCCCTGACTCCGGTCAGGGGCAAGGATGGGGAGCCTAAAAAAGCAAGAAGAAAGGAAGGAAGGAAGACGAAATGAGCATATATGATACCGATAACCATAGCAACGAGTGCGAAAACGCAGAATACTTCTATTGCAAGAAATGCAACGAGCTAGTCCACGATTCTGAAAACAACCAATGCCCAGCCTGTTTAAAATTTATCCCTCGCATGGA